TAAGGTCCCATCGGCCGTGTTCTCCACGAGGGCCGTCTGACTCGGCACATACTGATTGATCTTCACGACGGTCCCAGCGGCCCCCGTGCCTGCCGTGGACATCCGTTGCAATTGGAACTGCACCGGCACGAGCGTCGAATTGGGTGCGCCATTCATGCTGATCCCGACTTCGGTCACGATCGTCGTCACCGCCACCGCATTGATTTCGAGTCGATTGAACGCCGTGGCGTTCGCCGCGCTGAGATCTTGCACAAGTCCTGCTGGATGGATGGCCATGGGATTCTCCTTATATGAAATGATGAAATCGTTAGCGCCTCATGGAGGAGACCGACCGAGATCGGCCTCCCATCGGTTCACTTACGTAATGGTCGTCAACACGGCCACCGCATGATCGTCCCGGAACTCGAACGCTTGGCCGAGATAATCGCACGCCACCAAGCCGCTCCAGTTCTGGAGCACATAATCGGTCTGCACGCGAATATCGGATTGGATGGCGAGAATGATCGCTTCACGTTGCCCCACCAGATTCGCATCGTCGGCGGCGGCAATCAACGCCGTATTCGTCGAGAAATAGATGGGCACCCCATAGAGTTCACCCATCAAGCCCGTGCGAATCGGCATCCCGCCCGGCCCGATCATTTGATATTCCGTAAAGCGCGAAATCCCCATCATGATGTTCTTCTGGCGAGGATGAAACACGCCGAATCGATCATCGAAGGGCACGTTCGCCACATCGAGTTTTTCGAGAATGATGCGGAAGCCCGCATCGGTGAGATCAGCGCCCGGCGTGGTAAACGTGGTGCCGTCGCCCTCATAGCGCTGTCCACCCTGGAAGCCCACCTCAAGCGCCAGAATGTGCGCATCGAGGTCTTCGGCCAAGACCCGGCCCATGCCTGGAATATTGGCTGCGGCAATGTCGTATTTCGACTGTTTGCCCGCACGGTCTGGAATCTGAAGGCGCACGCCGCGATGGCGGGTGATGACGCCGTTGAATTCGCCTTCCGTATTCACCGAGTTGGCGTCGTCGCCCCCTTCGGACACGGTAATGACGGTGAGGCGCCCGAGCGCCGGCACATGGATCGTATCGCCCACACTCCCCTCGAAGGGATAGTTGTAGACGACTTGGCGCATGACGGTATTGATTTCCCGAAAGGCGCGGAGTTCTTCCGCCCAAATTTCTGGGATATAGGTGGCCGCTGTGGTGACAGTAACAGGAGCAGTGCCGAGTGCCATAATAGCCTCCGTATCGTTAGACACACACTCAAAGACTCATCTGAGTCCTCAAGCATTGTCCGCAATGCGGAGTGCTATCAGGCTGATTGTGGGACCCAGCGCGGTCCCAGTCAGCGAGGAGGAGGAGCGCCCACTACTGACCGCGAATCACGCGGTCTTCACGATAGGCGGTATCAATGAGATTGCGCCAGCGGGGGTCTCGTTGATAGTCGCCGCTCTTGATCTTCTTCTGCATCGTCGCACGAATCTCACTTTCTTTCCACATCTTTTTCTCGCCGGACTGCCGCGCCTGCGGCGTGGGCGATTGGGCTGAGTGAATCATCTGCTGTACCTCTCGGTTCTGGGCCGGTGCCGTTTGCGGCAGGGCCGTTTTATATTTCTGCACGGCGTGCATCATTTGCTCCCAGCGGTTCGCCCCAGGCTCGCCCTGCGCCATCGCTTTAATCACGTCGAGATTCTCTTCGGTCACGACATCGCCGTATTTCCGAAACAGCCGATTATCGATCGCCTCTTCATAGAGCGGCCCCGCCACTTCGACCATCTTCTGCTCCACGCGCGCTTGAATATGCTGTTCTAATTCCTTTACGCGCTCGTCAGGCCGGTCGAGAAACGTATCGCCCCATTTCTTATAGTCGAACTGCGGCGTCACCTGGATCTGTTGCGAGGCGGGGGCCAGAGCGGGAGGTGTCGGCTGCGGCTGTTTCATCAGCAGGACTTTTTCCTGTTCCAGTTGCCGCTGGCGCTTTTCCGAATGTCCATAGCTTTTCGCCAACTGCTTCAGCTTCTCTTCGGTCGTGCCCTTAAACCGATTGAGGATGTTGTCCACATCCATCTCCGGTTCACTCCCCTCACTCGCCGGCCCCTCTGCGCTGACCATCGGCGCGGCAGGCGCCGCAAATTCCGCTTCCATCTCCGTGAACATATCGGGGCCGGTCTCGATCGGTTCCGGCTCGCGCGAGACGCGCTGGACGGCAGGATTCGGAGGGCGTGGTGGAATGCCCGTCTTCATCGGTGTAAACGTCGCTTTCGTCTGATGCGCCACCGGATTCAACTCCTGGAGCTTGATGCCTGGTGCCATGGTCCGTTCCTCCCGGGCGCGTTGCGCCTCGAATGCCGCCACTCGTTCGGCGGCTTCGCGTTGAAAGCGTTTCAATTTCGGTGGCCGTGGCCCCATGGAGTCCACCAGCCGAATGGGATTCTGCACGATGCCGTGTCCTTCAGCCATTAGGACGGCTCCTGCAATTTCGCCAACACCCGCTGCCGGTTCCAAAAGTCCCGAATCTTCTGCTTCAAGCTTTCGCAGACCGGATCAGCGCATTTCAGCGCGATCACGATTTTTGGATCGTTCATTTCGGCTTCGAGCTTGAGATATTCCACAAAGTCCTTATTGCGGAACAGACTGCGAAACTTCGCCACCCGCATATCGTACTTGCTCAAAATCTCCGCTTCCGTTGCGGTGCGTCCACGCGGCGTGGCCCGGCGCCGGAGTTCCTCCTGAAGGCGGCTCATCGCTCCAGATACCCCGTAATCTTCCCCCATTTCGTGCCCGCGACCGAGGCAATCCAACAGAGTTCGTTGTTGTGCGGAATCTTCAAGGGCGCCATGAAATGCGAGGCCACCATGGTATTGGCCGCCTGCACCCCAGACCACACGACGGTGGTGCCGGTCCCACAGGTGCCTCCCGTGCCGTATTTAATCGTCGGCGCGGAATCCGCCGTGGTGCTGCTGGCGGCAGAGGCGCCGAATTCAATATCGGTAATGTACAGCGAGAGCGAGGCGCCAGGGGCCACACAACTGCCGCCGACCGCCGTGAGCGTCGTCGCCGTACTCGCCGTGACCGTACACGCAAAGACCGTGCGCTCACGAGGATTGACGACTTGGGCCTGCGCGAGCGAGGCTATCAGGACACAGAGGACACAGACAAGGCCGAGAGAGGTCTTCATGCGGCATCTCCTTGCATGAGGCTCAAGAGCCCGGCGTCTTGTCCGCCGAGGCCTGAGCCGGATGGTTCGCGTGGCGCGTGCGGTTGGCCTTGGGGCCGTTGCGCCGTCTGCGCCAGAATCCGCGCCGCCTCCTCGGGACTATTGAGCGCTTGGGCATCGTCCATCGTGAGGGCGCGAAACAATTGCTGCCATACGTAGCGGAAGTTCACATGTGCCGTCATCTCCGGCGGGGCTTGTGCCGCGACTTGCATGGCCATTTGGAAATTCTGAATCTGGAAATTGCGCAAGGTCGTGAGATCGGCACCTAAGTAGTTCAGCGTATACTGTCCGGCGAGCACGTCGTTCGGAATCTCGCCGCTATCCCACTTGAGCTGTTGCAACGTCCCCAAGGCCCACTGGAGATAGCCTTCCATCGGCCCGTTCGCGAGGTGTTTCAAAATATCGTTGGCGCGGGCGGAGCCCCCGCCCCGGATCAAGTTCGCTTCGTAGGCCGTGCGGCGTCCGCCGGGGGCCTGGCCCATATCAAAGCGCGATTTGCCGCTACTGCGTTCCGCCTGTTCGCGGAGTTGGCTGATTTCCTGATAGGTCAAGGCCACATTCGCCGAGGGTTGCAGAGGTTTGAGATTATTCAAATCCCCGACTTCAATAAATCCGCCAGGTCTGAGCCAGAGATTGTCCGGGTCAATGATCCCATCATTCACATACGCAAACGCCCCGTTGATAATTAAATTGAGAATATCGGCTTTTTGGTTTTGAAACGTATCGACGAGCGACTGCACGCCCCGGATCGACTCCAGCGGGCCTTTTTCATAGCCGTCCATCCACAGTTGATCATAGCCGCCCCAGCCGATCGGGCGCCCCGCCCAAAAGGGTTCGGTCTCCGCGCGGAGGAGCACGGTGCGATTGCCGACGATCACCACCTGATTCTCGAACAGTTCGCCGTCCACTTCGAGATCGCCGTAGGCGCACAACAGTTCCAGCTCGTTCGGGTCCGCCGCCGTGTGCATCCCCTGCGGCGCCTCAATGCCGTAGACGCGCGCGCGCTTGTCTTTCAAACTGTCAGACGGCTCGTGCGGCCCGCCCCCTTCGACGGACTCCAACGCGCTCAACGCCGCCTGATCCAGATTCTCCATCTGCTGCACGCGCGCCTTTGACAGCACCACGCGCCACACGAGGAGCGACTCGTCACGCGACAGGGCCTTGGGATCAAAGACGACATCGAAGGCGTCGAGCGCCTGAAACTTCACCGTCGGCACGGCGCTCGCGGTGATGACGGGATAGCTCGGCTGGCGCGTCTTCAGATTCGTCCGCCGCTCCCGGCGTTTGTGGGGCCGGCGCATCGTAGCAAACGAACCCAGATAGGGCGCGTTCCCGATCACGGCGAGCTGCTTGACCCAGGGACGCAGGGCTTCGAGAAAGCCCGTGCGCGTCAATTGCGCTTCGAGATAGGCTTGCATCGGCGGCGCGGTCGCCACGCTCCGTTCATCGTCGCCCGTGAGATCGAGATATTTTTCATTGAGGGGAAAGAGGCCGTTCAAGATCGAGGAGGACACGGTATCCGCCGTCTCTTGCGAGAGCGTATCGGCCACTTTCGAGCGCCACGGCCAGGCGTCATACTTCGCCTCATCGACTTCACAGAGATAGTTCATCACGCATTCCGACCAAATCCGCTCTTTCTTCCGGCGCCCGGCGGTCCAATTCTCCCAACAGGCCACCACCTGCTGCACCACGCGCGCGGGATCGGCCGCGAGGTTAATAGCCACGGCGGGTGCTCTTTTTCTTTTTCTTCTTCATCACGCTTAGATCCCTCGTTTCACGAACTTGTCCCGTCCCCACAACGGCGCCGACACGCGCGAGCAATAGCCCGTGCGGTCCAAAATCGCGCGCCCCGTATTGGCATGCCCCGCCCGGCGAAAGCGCGCCACGCGCCCCACGCCCCAGCGTTCCAGGCGATATTCCATGGCGTCGATCGCATGGTTGTCGCCTTCGGTATCGTTCACCGCGCCTTCTTTTTTGTCCCCCTCACGCCACCGGAGGAATTGCAATTCCCGCACGAGGTTCGGGCAGCGGCCCTTGAAGATAAAGAGTTTCGGATACAGCCCGTTCGCGCCGCCCGCTTCGCGGACGTGGTAGGGATGCGTGGTCGCATGCGGCGTCATCGCGCTCATGGCACAATCGCGCCGGGCGCGCCGATCGTGTGAGGCGCAGGGGAGGCAGAGCATCCCCGCGCGCCCCGCGTCGGTGATCAATTGCCGCCCCAAGCCATGATGATCCGCGACGCGCGTCATGCGCCCCGCGACCCCATAGGACTCTTCTGTACGGAGTATTTGCGCGGCGTGGTCCTGTGTCGAGAGTTCCTGGTTCTGCTGATAGTATTCGCCGAAGAAATACACTTCCCCAGTTGGTGATCGAGCAGCAAGCTCGGCAACCATGGGGTCTCGGCTACCAAAGTCAATGCCGCTTCCCACGTCCCATGATCGCGGAATCTCAAACGGCTCAACAAGGTGGAGATCCGGCTTAAAGAGCTTGTAGACACGCCCCGTATAGAAGCGCCATTCCCCGCCGAACTGTTCATAGAAGGCATCTTCACTTAACTCCTGTTTCGCCGCCGCAATATCGACCGTCGAATAATGCGGACAGTCCCACGCCGCCATCGTGTAGAGGCCCCACTCCTCGGGCAGGAGTGCCGCGCGCAGCTCCAGCTCATAGAGCCACAGCCCCGCCGCGTCCGGCGTGGTGCAAAAGGTTTCATACCCCTCCTTCGTCGCGAGCGACGGTCTGACATAGCGCTCCCGAATCTCGCGCGTGAGCTGCGCCGCTTCGGCATAGAGCACGGAATCCAAGGCTTCCCCTAAGAGCGATTGCGGATTGGCGGCGGACTTCCCCAGCACCAAGGCCCCCCAGGTGGTTTTGATCGACAGGTTCCCCGCCCCCGGCTGCTCATACACCGAACTCAGGCACTTCTTCCCCACCTTCGCCTGAAACGCCAGCAGAAAATCCAGCCAATACCGAAACTCCTTATGCGCCAAATCGTAGGTGGGCGCCACAATCCAATGCAGACTCTTCGGCAGGAGCGACAACGGAAAATGCCGCTTCGCCCCGGCAAACGACTTCCCCACACGCCGCGCCGCCCGAAAGATCACATGCCGGCGCGGATCGGCCACGATCTGGTCCTGCACGGCGTTCGTCTCAAACTCCAGATCCCGGCACAACTGCAACCGCTTCTCGGGCGGAAAATACCAATATTTCGGCGTGCCGGTGGTAAACGCCACCTACTGCCCCTTCATGCGAGGATGCGCACTGTAGCGCGGCGTCTGCCCACCCACCTTCCCCTGATTGCTCCCGCCCGCGCTCTTCGACTTCCCCATCCCTAATCCGGTCTTGCCTGACCCGCTCTGTGCGTTCACGCTCCCTGGTGCCTGCATGATGCGTCCCTCCTGTTAGCCCAGCCGCCGATCCTTTGCCTCCGCCGGACTCTCCATCCGCCCCAAGATTCCACGCGCGCGAATCCCGCTGCCGCGTGGCCCAAAGATCCCTACGGGTTTCCACTTCCTGATCTCCGTCCCCGCTCGCCCCGCCCTCGGCGTCCCTCTCATCCCTCGTCGCATCTGGTTCGGCATTAGGAACCTCCTAGGTAAATACTCTTCGTGGTAAACTGATGGGGTTGGATAAATTTTCTACACGGGCAGGTGTCGCTGTTTCCAATACAGTGCGATCGCTCACGATGCTGATTGTCCTCATTCCCATTGTGCCAACCCCCGCCCGCCCGATGATGGTCCGTCACCACATGCCCACACTGCAAACACGCCGGCGACGAGAGCACCTCCACCCGCTCCGCCCGACGAGAAGGCCCGAACTTCTGCGGCGCGTACCCCATCAGAATACCCTCAACAACCATTACCGAGGAACACAATCACCAACAACTACCTAGGAAACAATAAAAATGCTGCTGCTTGCTTACGCAAACGCACACCACCCCCCACGGGGGGATGGCCCCCCCACCTGGCCGTGGCCTGGCGATTGAGGCCTCTAATCTGATTTGCCGGTTATGCACAGTGTTTGACGTGCGAGTTGTCATAATACTCATTATCGGAAATGGAACCTATTGATATTCTTACTAATGCCTATTTCTTAGGCATCGTCTGACTACAGGTTGTGGTGCTCGCGCTAGCTGCCTCGACCGTGATGCGTTGTTCCATCGTGACGCGCGAGACCGAATGGGATTGTTCTACGCCATAATTACTTAGGGTATCTTTTAAGAAACTATTGGCTCCGCAAGCCATTGCGTACGCTTGACTCGCTTCGAGGGCCGTGGCGGACATTTTGATGAGCGCGCTGGGAGAGCACTGATTGAGCTGGCCCTCTTCGGCTTTATCGAGGAAGGTATCCATGGCGGCGGTGGCGCCGAGGAGCATTTTATCGGCAATGGTTTTGGATGCGTGTTGGATGAGGGCAGGATCGAGGAGGGCTTGATGTCTGAGAGTCCAGACCGTGGCACGACTAATGCCAAGTTGTTTAGCGACGGTGCTGGGGCCATGCCCTGTTTGCAGGAGCGCATGCATGGCGAGCGTCGTGGCCGCAGAGGTTGGCGCGGGCATGAAGAGGGGATCTACACGAGTGAGCGCACGTTGTCAAATCATTTCAGACAGAGGTTGACACAGGTATTCCAATACTCTATAACGATCGTCATGCATGCCTATATCCTACCTCAGCTCGCGTGTCTCCGGTGTCAGCATACATGGATTCCCCGCAAACCTGAGAAGCCCATGGTCTGCCCAGACTGCAAAAGTCCGTATTGGGATATCCCGAGGAAAGAAGCCATCACGCATGTGGATCAAGCTGGATGATGGGTTTGCGACCCATCCGAAGATCCTGGCCGCAGGATTCATTGCGATGGGCATTCAGCTCCGAGCGATCTGTTATGCCTCACAAAATAAAACCGATGGATTTATCCATGCCAATGCGATTCCCTTGCTCCTGATTGGCTTGGAACGTGTTGGGATTGCCTATGCCTCCATTGGCGATGGGACAGGAGGGCAATTAGCAGGCCTAGGCCTCGATGCCGATGACATTGATTGGCCGGCAGAGCTGGTGAAATACGGGCTATGGGAACCGCGTGCTGATGGCTACTATATTCATGACTATTTGAAGTGGAATCTTTCGAAGAAACAGTACGAATCCATCAAGTCGAAACTCTCAAAAGCTGGCCGAAAGGGCATGAAATCTCGATGGAAGCATGATAACCAAGGTCATAACCCACCTAATAACAAAACGATAACCTCTCCATCTACATCTACAGCTACAGCTACAGCTACTCTTTCTTCTCTTAATTCTCCGAATCCGGAGGGCAAGATTCCTGTCAAAAAGAGGGGGAATGGGCTGTCGGAGTTTCCGGCAGCCTGGAAGCTCTCAGACGACGAAAAAGCGAGAGCGCACGCACTCGGACTCAATCCCCTGCACGAGTTTGCCAAGTTCCGCGATCATCACCAGGCCAAGGGCACCAAGTTTAAAGATTGGCCAGCGGCCTGGCGCAATTGGGTGCGCCGTGGTCTCGAAATGAAGGAGGCCCGATGATTTGTCCGAAATGCGATCAAGACTATGAACGGACCTGTGAGTGTGGCTACACGCCAAAACAGACGACACGGCTCCCGCTGTGGATCATCCAACACTGCACCCGCGCCGGCTGTCAGAGCGCCATCCGATCCCGCCACGGGCTCTGTGAATCCGAGTTGGTGTGCAAGTGGTGCCGCGCCACAGAGGACCAGGGCTGTCCCTTCGCCGTCTATCCATCCCATGTCACGCATGCCCAGGCGGACGGATGACCTACACCCTGTGTCCGTTCGTCCACACCTTGAGACACACTTGTTGCATATATGTAACATGTATATTTGACACACGTTAACAGAATCAATGACTTCAGTTTGGCATATGTTGTGCATATGTATCATAGTATGCGGCATAGATACTGGGTCTACTTCAGAGGCACCACCACCGGCGAGCATCTCGAGGCGAGCGGGCCGAGGGAAGCCAAACGCCTCTTTGCGGCCCATCACGGGGTCCCTGTATCGGCCTATATCGCCTGGAGACGGGCCTAATTCATTCACCCATGAGACGGGGCGGCAACCCCAGAAAGCAGGACACCATGGCAGACTTCCTCGATAAACGGCATCACTTCACCACGGCTTGGGTCAAGGGCCTCACTCGCTGTTGCGTCGGACTCCGACAATTCAATGAAGATTCCGGCATGTTTCTCTGTACGATGCCGTTTGGGAATACCAAGTGGTTCCATGAGTCTGAATTAGAACGATTTGTGCTCTAAGCCGCCCGGCAAGGGGAGCAAGGCAGGGAATCATGAGTAGCTTTCTCGTCGACGACAAGACGAGAAATAGCATTGTGACCTAAGGGCCTTACCAGAATACGACACGGCTAACTGGGGGTAAATGCGCAAGGGGCGCCCCGGCAAGGGCGCCCCCCACTTTTCACCATCCGACGCAGGAGGGCCGGATCATGAACAACCAGAGTATATGCCGAATCTGCAAACGTCCGCAAGCTCCATGGCCGCTGATGCGACCGCCAGTGTGTAGTCCCAAGGATTGGGTTGTATGTATCAGACCCTCTGACACGGGGAACCCGTGACTCCTGCCGACCTTATCGCGCTCCGGACACTCTTAGGCCTGACGCAAGACCAATTTGCGCAGGCCTTGGGCTTGACGAGCCGGATCACCATCGCCCGCTATGAGGCGGGCACGCATCCGATGCCGGAGGCGCATGCCCGGCTGGTACGGGAGGCGATCATTCTCCAGGCCCATCGCTTGCTGGAGGCGTTGCGCCGGTTATGAGTCCGGGCGTAGCCGCGCCCATTCAGCGGGGAGCAAGAACCGTTCGCGGGGTCGGCGTTTCTTGACGGGACGCGGCGCCAGGAGCACTTTCCAACAGACTTTCAAGCGTGGCCACATAACCCATCGTATCGGACTCGGAGGCGTTGTCTATCCCGCTTTTGTACTACTGCGGTCCCACCTTTGCACTATCGCGCCCAGGCATTTGAGCTAGAACCTCAACAGGCTCTATCCATTGAGCCACGGGCGCACCCTTCGCGCCCAGTCAGCGTCGGAGAGGGCGCTAGCCGCGCTTCATCCGACGAGGGGTATCCTGACTGGGCGAGTGAGGGAGATAGGGAATCGGAGCCCGCCCACGAATGGACGCCAACTCGTAGCGAATCTGCTTCGATAAATCCCAGCACGAACGCGCCGCGCATTGCTCCAAATCTTCATGCAGCCAGCGCGGGAGCCGCAGGGCGATCCGCACATCCTCAGTCTCTTGTACAGCCATCATTGCTCACCTCCTTTCGACAGCATAGGCGAAGCGTGGCACAACTGTCTGACAGATGTCAAGTCGTGTCTCAAAAATAATCCTTGACACGGTCTGCCATCTGTGGCACAGTTGTCAGGCAACAGGAGTCCACCTTATGACAAAGATTCGCCGATCGATGCGGATGGAGCCAATTCTATCGACGCGCTGCGATGCGCAGGCCTCCGAACAACAAATGACCTTTAGCGAATGGGTGCGCACCATTCTCCGGCGCGAAGTGGGACTCCAGAAGAAAGGGCGGCCCACATGATCCCCCGTCCCAACCTCAAACTGGTGCATCCCCTGGACCGCTGCCAGCGGCTGGAGCCGCGCCATTCGGATGAGGTTCCTCATCCGGCGCATTTCGACTATCACCTGTCTGAGGCGAGGACCATCATTCTTTGGGACCGCGTGCTGACGTGGGCGCTCGTGCTCGTGACGGGCGTGACCTTCTGGTACGGCCTGTTGGGCATCCTCTACCTTTGGTGTTGTACATGACGCCGCATTGGTGGCATGACGATTGGGTGTTTATCGGCTTCTTCAGCCTGCTCATGGCCATCACGCTGCTGGCTGTGGCCTGGGTGCTGCTGTGACGCATGACAGCCTCATGGTCCTCCTGGATGACATTCGGGCCAGCCGCCCGCCAGTGTACGACGGCGATCGGTTTCCATTGTGGCTTGAGGCGGTCGGGCAAGTACTCGCCGCTATGCCGCAACCTGAGAGACGCTGGGCGTTCACCGTCTTGGTAGGACAGGATTTGCTCGACGCCGTGCCTGGCCTGACGCTCGCCATGGCCTATGGCGCAATCAATGAGGCCGTGCAGCGGGCGGC